CGATATCGTCATGTCCTGGTTATCGACTATCTGCATTCGCAGTCCGGATCCTGCTGTCGCCGCGTCAAGAATTGCTGGAAGCGAATCATTCCGTCCGTCCCAGTTATTAATCGCAATCTTCGCTTTAAGGATGACACGATAAGTTTCATCGCTGAGGTACATGTATCCGGAATCAGGATCGTATGGCCCCTGCCATACACCATGATCATATCCAAGCCCGTCGGTATCCCAGCTGAAATAGACACCTGAGATAGGCTGGCTGACAACACGGCTGCGTCCGATCCACAATCCAAGAATGTCAAGTTGCACACCAACCGCAGAGTCAATATCAAATGCAGTAATCAGCCCTCTGGTGGCAGCCGCAACATCAATAAGTGGCCGGGTCATCAGATCAACATGCGCAAGAAATTTAGGTTTGGTGGCGTGGTAGTTCGTGATTAGTTCGGTGTATTTGCTCATGACTCCACCGTTATAACGATATTTTCTGGGGTACAGGACGCAGATTCGTTGTATCTGATATCAATGTTTGATGACGACAAAGCCCCCGGGGATTTCCCAATCGTCAGTTCCTGAATATCGTAATAGCGTGCATTCCCGCCACTCACCACGCCAAGATTCGCCGGTGAGTAAATGCGACTTAAAAGGACTGAATCACCAATCGTCAGACTATTGATATAGTCGGAAATAGCCTGCTGGATCTGCTGCCCTATCTGTGAGGTATAACCCGTAAAAACTTTTAATTTAATCCGGGCATAAACAGGCACATCACTGGAACGCGAGAATTTGATTACATGGGGATTGCCGTATTTATCCGGAACCGTAACGGATGTTGTACCGTGAGTGGCTGTACCCTGGCCTTTATTCCCTCTGATAGCCTGAGCAATATCCGTCACATCACCGCCATCCACAATTACAGCAACAGAGTGTGGCGGTAACCCGTTACCGTCCTCCGAACCAGTATCGTTTTCATAGAGTTTGTGGCGGGTTACACCGGTAACATTAGAAACAGCACCATCCAGTGCTTCAAATGGGGTTATTGATGGCAACGCAACACTTTGCGACTGGCGGATACGTAACTCAGCATCAGTTTCTGCCGGAGAGCCAACAGTAGCAGCAGCAGGATTAGTTACCGAAACCCAGCCACGGGTTGGCGTATTAATTTCAGTGATAGTTCCAGCCAGCGCCGCCACTGCACCACTGACAGAACATGTTGCGGTCGCCATCACTGTACCATCCACGCCGACCACCACTGAAGCAGGCAAACGCCATATCACATTATTACTGTCTTTCACGCTGCCATTAATGATGGTTGTTCCGGCAGTTCCTGTAAGAAGCAAATCAACCGTAGAGTTCGTCGCGCCTTTACGTGAAATACCATTTATTTTCACGTTACTGGTCAGTGCAGCCCCATAGCCGGTTGCCGGTGAAAAACAGTTGTAGACAGTTATCGCCGTATTATTGGCATCATGAATCGCCAGCGCCATCAGAGCCACCATCTGGCCGTCTTTGCTGTCCGGTTCGAGGTAGGCATCACTGCCATAAATCTGCTGAAAATAGCTAATCAGGGTGCTGAGTATCGTCTGATAATCAGGCGCACTGATCCCCTCCGCGGTTACCTTTGCAGATAAACCGAGAGAATCAAGGTTCAGAGCCATTACGCCTCCGATGTAACAGTCGTTATTCCATAAAGAGTGTCGATTTCAGCGGAAAACATGACACGTCGGGTCGTGGTATCCACCGTCGTATTGAAAGAGAGGATTGATTTAACGCCCCGCGTTTCGAGGATGCGCTTACGGATCGCCAGGTTGTAGGTTTCCGGCTTCTGCTTACCGAGTACGGACTGGATCCACGGAGTCCCTTCGGTGGTATCGAGAAACCATTGCCCATACCACAATTCGAATCGCGTTTTTACCGCCTGCGCCACGGCCTCCGGTGAGTTAATCAGCCAGGTGTCATCACCGCTGCCAAAGGTATAATCGCCATCGGCGTCTTCACGTCTGTATCGCATCAGTTAGGCGCTCCTGTGTTACCGCCGCCGGTCTGTACTCCGCCGTGCGTGTGCGTCATCAGGCTCTTACCACCAGCTTTTACATCGTTAGTCACCGTGACAGGGCCAAGCATCGTCGCGGTGCCGCCGCTTTCGCCCATCCCCTGAGAGAGATTCCCGTTTATTGTCACGTTGCCGTTTAGCGTGATGGTGGGTGATGTGATCGTGGTTCCTCCTTCTGCTGTCGCCGTCAACGCGCCGGGAGTTTTAACCGTGATATTATGGCCTGCGGCCACTTCCACAAACGCAGCGCCATCATCAGTACGCAGCTGCGCGCCACTGGTGCTTATTCCGCTTATTTTCTGCGCCTGAGACTGCGGCCCGACGATACAGAAAGCATCCGATAAATCATGCACCCGGTCGTCGACAGGCTCCTGCACCCCGCCGTTCTGCCACCAGAAATCGATGCAGCGGTCGGCGAAAATCACCAGGCATTCATCGCCGGCTTTCACCGGGAAAGTTAACGTGCAGCCGCCGCCGCGCGGAAATATCACCGGCACATCCACCAGCAGGGGTAATGTCGTAGACTGGTTGATTCCATTTGAGTCCGGCTCATAGCCTTTAATCGCAGGTTGAACAACCGCCGTCACCGCATCAGGATCGAATGACTGGACGATGCCGGGCATAGAAACACGCAGTGCCGACATGACAGAACCAGCAAGTCTTACATCGGCCTGTTCTTTGCTACCAAGTTGAGCGCTTAAAGAAACGGGCATTCATATGTCTCCAGAAAGTAAAAAACCCAGCCGAAACTGGGTCGTTGCGTTGGTTATCTGTCAGTAGTTATGTACTGAAGGAGGTAATTCTTTATTCTTAAGTCTCATCCATGCGGAAAGATTCGTTGGTCCGTCTGGCTCATTAATATCAACATCTCGTGTATGGTTGATTAAAACATCTCTCGCCATTCCGATAACATACGAGAACTCATGACCGTAGTCGTAGCATCTGCCGGAATAGTTCGATTGAATTTGTTTTAATGCCGGATACAGTTCGCGGAATAATGCCTGTGATCGGTTAGCATAATCCCACAACCATACAAGGCTGTTTGCTTCTTTTGCAGAAAGCTCGTTGGTGCTCTTCTCTTGTTTGCCAATGAACTCACCTTCAAGTGGAACTCGAGCTGCAAGTGACAGTGCTTCGGTAAACTGCTCCTCACTGATTTCTTTGTACGAACAGCCAAAATGAGATTTCAGTGACGACCACATGGTGATCATCGCCTTCGCCTGTTTTTCTTTTGGCAGAGACTGACCGCGACTCATGACGAGTTGTTTAATAGCTTCCTGCTGTTCAGTGGTGATTTTACCCGGCAACACCTTTTTAGCTTTGCGCGGGTTAACCACATGGCCTTTAGTCCAGTACTCGTAGAGCACATCGTCACACTCTTCCTGATACTGGATTACCTTGTCGCGGATTTCAGGGCGGACTTTGTTTGGTTGAATGCTTGAAAGCCAAGCCGCAAATTTACGAAAGGCAAGACATGTCATTAACTGTTTACCGCCAGCAGAAGGTATTTCGATTTCCGAAATACCTTTGGCAAACCTCTGTTTTAACTTAACAAATTGAGCAGCCCAAACCATCCCCATACCTTCAACAACAGGCTTCATAGGAACATAAGGCTCATTGTTAATTCCAACCAAAAAGAGATTTGTTCCGTGGAATGGAACATTGATTGTGCGATCTGCAATTGCTAAACTAGTCATATCAGTTTTCTCGTGGTTAACTGGTAATTTAGAAGCCTCAATGGTTGCAGCCATTGAGGCTTCGCTGTTTTTAGCGACCATTCGCCACCTCTTCCCTAACACCTTTTGCCAGCAAACGAACAATTGCAGAGTTCAGAGATATACAGTCCATTTCCGCCAGGCGGCGAAGGTCTTCATTCAGCCGTGATGGAAGGCGAAGGTTGAGTTTGATATTTTTGCGCTCAGTGAAAAGTGTATCTTGCATTATCTAATCTCCTTTATTTGGTGCCAAAGTGACACCATGAAGGCCATAATGCCACCATTGAAATCGTATGGCAATATGGCACCATGATTTTTTTTGAGAGATTTGCAATGGCCGAAAAACAAGTAAAAGACTACGACAAGTTCAACCTCCGTTTTCCTGACGGAATGCGAGATGCTATAGCTGAACGAGCCAAACGAAACGGGCGCTCTATGAACTCAGAGATTGTTCAGATACTGGAAGATGCCTTGAATGCAGAAAATACACTCGGGGAAATAGCAGATAAAATTAACAGCGTCTCGGTTCCGCTAAATGTTGATGCGCTAGTTCAACTTCAAGCCCAGGTTATCGCCATGCAAAAAGAAATACAGGAAAAGTTCAGAGAGCAGAACGAAAAGTTGAGAGAACTGCTAAACAAAAACCCCACCTGACGGTGGGTTACGGAGAGGGCAAGATCATTTAACCTTCCGGCAATCATACGTCCAGAACTCCCGAGGCTCGTCCATATTTTTGCGGATAACTTCAACGTTGAGGATCGCTTTTTTGTTTCGTTTGATGTAGTCCATACCTAACCAACGTCCAGTATTAGGATCAGGTAACATCCATTGCATCATGACATTATCGAAATCGTCTTTTTGTTTCAAAAAGGTCATTTTTTGTGTTTCTGGCTTTTGACCATTGATGTGCATGAGGCCATCATTACCAGCATCAAAGCGGAATGGTCCGCACTGCGTTGCCGCCGAAACGGTTAACGGCAGGGCCAAGAATAAACAAAAAAATACTTTTTTCACTCTACATCTCCGACTTTGTCCAAAGTGCCTTTTGCCAATAGTTCTTTGCCACCTTTAGCCAGGCAAAGCAGGTCCATATACCACGCCTGCCCTCGGGTGTCGCCAGTATAATCAATGCTGCCCACAATGTAATCACCGTCAGTATTAATGCTGGCAGGCTGTGACATGCCTGGCAGACCGTTAACGTAGAGATTACCGTCGCTTTCAGACTCATCCAGTCGTGCTGGCGATTTCGCTACCTGGTCATTACTCAAAGAGGCACGGTATACAGATGCCTGATCCAGACGAATAAGCCCACCGAGCTTAATATTTGGATTAATCAGACATCTGACATTTACGCCAGCTCCCATCGTCTGCTGTGGCATACCGATAAGCCCGGTGTTAGCATTCAACACCGTAGCAACACCAATATATTTATCTTCAGGAACAATATTTACCAGATTATTTTCATACCACCAGTTAGCCTTACACTGCCCTGCGATATGATTCATCAACCTTGATGTGTTTTGATAAACAACGCGACCCCGGGGAAATACCGTTTCAGGCATGTCAGGAACTGCGCCGGATTCGATGCCATATGGTTCGAATGATTTCATACCCAGACTGAAAAGATCGCTGTACTTCCAGCCAGCAGCCACTGTGGTTTTCACACTTGCGTTCAGGTGACCTTCCCAGCTGTCAATACACTGCAACATGATCCAACTGTCTGTGGCATTATCTTTACCAGTGACAGTAAAACGGATATCTCCATTGAATATCATGCCAACGTTTTCATCAGGATAATTACCCGCTGCATCCGGTTGCCCCTTGTATCCGGCAATAACCTGTATACGCGAAAACTCCTTCTGCATAATCCGGTTCTGAGTGGTAGGAGACAGGTTATAAACCTTAAAATTCCCAACGAATCCATTAAATATGGTCGCAGGCATTTTCTGAATATTGAAAGTGACTTTAAGCTCAGAAATTTTTATCCCGTCGCCCTTATCATCAACAAGCAATAATTCAAAGTGACGCATCCAGTTTTTCGACATTGTTACTCCGTGAAAACATAGAGGTGTGAGAGCGTTCCAAGATCGAATTGCGTCGGGTTTTCCTGCCCTGCCACGTCGCAGAGTACCACCAGCGAAAACCCGAGATTCATATATCGATACTGCGCCAACAGGTCAGCACCCGTAATCATCGGAATGCCTGAGATAATGGCGGAACCATTGCTGTCAGCAAGATCCAGAACCCAGTACTCTCCGCGCCAGATGACAGACAGTTGATAAACCGTACCGTTAATTGTGGTGGCAAAAGTCTGATTGTCAGCAACCAGTGGGATTTCTACGGCCTCCATGAATCACCTTCCCAGAAATAAATTGCTCAGATACCCATCAACAGTGGTGACACCTTTTTGCGCTATCTGTGGCAGCGATTTCAGAATGGAATTATTCGGCGGCACCGTTGTTTTGGTGCCTGTATTCTGCACAGCAGACGTTCCGACTCCCTCGGTCATATTGTTTTTCGAGGCAACCCTGATTGACTGCGTGGAGGTAATAATCACCTCCCTGAGGGTAAGGGTCGCCAGAAGCACATTCTCACTACTCTTGTCAGTCGTCACCTCCAGCGTTTTTATCAACATATTGTTGTAAATACGCTTGCCGGTTGTCACATCGAAAGGAATACGATCCCGCTGCAGATTAAGCAACTCCTGATACAGTTCTTTCGGGCTCAGACCCAGTAAACTGGTAGCCGTCAGGTTACTGGCAAAATCAAGCAGCGATCCGCCTCCGGAAAAACCGGTTTCCATCACAACCTCAGAAGGGCGCCTGAATGCGTGTTCTGATATATAACCAGCGCCCTCACCACTGGCACCAGCATTCGTGGGCTGTTCAACCGGATGTTCCGTAATTTCCAGGGCGTCAGTGTGCTTTTCGGTAATAACCACATCAGGAATAACGATTCCTATTGAGCGGGTTCGCTGCTGCAGTAAAACAGATAAAAAGTCCATTACGCAGGTCCTTTCAATTGCTGTACCGCCCTGGCATTTACAGCCCCCTGCTTGTCAGCGATCAGATTAGCCGCCTCCTGAGGGTTGTTAACTCCATGAACATTTATAACAGTCTGCTGGTTAAGGCTGCCAGCGGCGGCCTGATACGCCAGCGGGCTGTTCCAGTTTGAATAACCTTCTTTGCGCGCCATCGACTGCATCAATGCTCCCATAGTACGGGGATCTGTAAGATTCAATATTGCATTCGGTGATACTCCCATCCATTTCGCAACATCCTGTGCATACTTTTTCGGATCGTTGTTATCACCTGCCGGGGCCCAGGTACTGACAATATCCTGAATAGTCTGTAATGCCCGTCCGGTTGTTTTCCCGGTAAAGTAACGCATGAGCTGGTTTTTCATCGCCTCCCAGCCCTCAAGAGCTGATTCGAAAAACCGGAACCCTTTACCGCTCACCGGGCGAATGTTCCCGGGGTTATTGTTGCGATCAGCAAGAGTACCGCCGCCGGGGATGTCGGGCTGGACGTTGGAGCCATGCACTACACCGTTACTCTGTCCCTGCCGGATAACTTTACCGGGTCCCCCGTGCAACCAGTCCATCCACGCAGGCCATTCACGGACCTCACTGACATCCCTGCGTCCGATATCTGTTTTTATACCAATAGCAGCCAGCGTGTCGCCGATAATTCGCTTCGTATACCTCAGTGAAGATTTTGCGCTATCGGCAATATTTTCTCTGTCACTAACAATATAGCCCGCGTAAAGCGCCCACAATTTAAGCCAGGGTGGGACCGGTAAACCTGATATTTTTCCGAAAGCCCCCAGAACCTTGGATACCCAGACACCCGCGATGAATGTACCGAGGATTTCCAGTGCATTTTGCCAGCCGCCAACACCATCTTTTAGTTCCAGAAGGTGCTCACGAAGCCAGGTGATCGCATCCTTCGCTTTATCTATTGCCGGTTGCCATTTTTCCCAGTCGATAAGACTGTTACCGCCTTCTTTCCATGTTTTGTAGTCTTCCCACAAGAGACCGAGAGCAACGATCAGACCGGTAATCAGCCCTATAGGTGACATCCAGAAAGTAGAGTTAAGTATCCGCATGGCGACAACCAGACCGCCGATAACCTCTATCAGGGTTTTCGTTTCGGCATCCAGTTTCCCCCACCACTCGATGATATCTCCGACACCATCGACTATCCGAAATGCTACCCGCCCGACTATCTCACCCAGCCAGAGGATCCCCTTTATGACCTTTGTGATGGTGACTTCAATTTTGGGAAAATTTTCAATTATCTTTTTGCGCAGGTTATCAATCTGCCCCGCCAGTCCGTCCGCAAGATTCGATCCGATTTTGTCCCGCGCCATCCCGGCCATTTCACCGAGCGATTTCAGCGAGGTCATAAACCGGTTTGACGATAAGGCAGCCTGATCGGCATTAAATCCGATAGCTTTCGCCATTGCGCTGTACTGCCCGGAGAAACCACCCACACCCCGGCGCATAGCCATCAGGGTATTTTCGTCAATGCCCAGCATCTGCGCATACTGGTTAGCCCGGTAATACGGCATGCTGCTGAGTTTCTGTCCAACGCCCGTAAAGATAGCAGCCATGTCACGCATGTTACCGCTGGCATCACGGGTCTGTACGCCCAGGCGATTCAGAAAGCCTTCTGCACCGGGATTGTTGCGAATAAACCGGGAGAGGCTTTCCAGAGAAGATCGCGCAGCGTCCACGCTGCCGCCAACCTGCGAAACCGCATAGCCAATAGACTGAATTCCCTGGACTGTCGCGCCGGTGCGCTGTGACGCCCAGTAGAGATTATCCAGACCGGAGGCGATCTTAGCCGTGAAGGCCACCACGGACAGCGCAGCTCCTTCAACAGCCAGCCCCATTTTGATGACATTTGCAGTTGTACCGGCGAGGACAGAACCGAACTTTTTCGCTCCTGCATCATCCACACTGAAGCCAAGCGAGACGAGGAAATCTTTAATAGTTTCAGCGTTCATTATCCTCTCTCCATTTCTCAATGCGCCGCTGGTTATCCGCTTTTACCGCCAGATGGTCATTCAAGAGAGCAATGTCGTACAAATCGACAGAGCCATCTTTAAGTGCTGTATAAGGAATTAACCCGGCGTCAACCGGATTGAGAAGGTAAGACAGCCCGTCCGGCAGGCTGTTAAACGTCAGCCCTGTTGCAGGCTCTGCGTCGTGCTGGTAAGGGGTGTAGGCAAAAAATTTCCCAGCGAATCGGCGACCACCCGCGCCACCAGATGCAGCATGACCAGCAAGTCAATATCATCAAACATCAGTTCGCCCTGGGTAAATACCGGAACCCATCCGTCCATATGACGCCGCGATACCACCGCAAGACAGGGATGAATAATCGCACTGGTGTCATCTTCGGTCAGGGAAGACAGTTCCTCAGCGATACGCGGGAGCATGGTTTCAAACACCGGTTTTAACTGCTCGAATTTCACGGTGTCGATTTTGCCATCAGCAGGCAAACGGGAGCGAATGCTCCCGAAATCTGACATCATTCCTGCCAGCACCGGCAGAAGTTTGCGGGTCACTTTCAGCTGATCAAAAACGCTGAGTTTTGCCGCGCGATATTTCACGCCTTTGATTTCGAATTCCATGTATTAAAACTCCCCGAGAACCTGGTCAATCTTGCCGCAGTCAAACACCCACGGCATCGTATTACCGGTTTTAGCGTTGGCATTATCCGGTTGTTTCTGGAACGCAACACTACGTGCCGTGATGATGTCGCCGCTGACCTTGTTTCGGATCACAATAACGTTATTCCCCCATGTGGCAGAAGACTGGCTCTGTGCGTTATACGCCAGCGACAATTTTTTATTTGTCGGTGATGTCTTCAGAAGGTTAACGGTAATCGTCCCGCTTTTATCTGCATGGAGACTGTGCATCACTTCGCCATCAGAACCGATGGTCATGGTGTTTTTAGGACCGCCCATCGCAACCACAATCCCCTCTTCAGAACTTGCAGAACCGTACCCGAGGTCAATCGAACCGGTCGGCCCGGCCAGCGTCGCAGTGACATCCATAAAAGAATAGGTAGACATTCACTCCCCCTTAGCGAACAACGTTAATCTGTACGTCAGCGTAATGAACCGCGCCTGCAAGTTTTATTGCAGCCTGAATCACCGGAGCCTTACGGGCTTCACGTTCTGATTGTGCCTGTTCATCCAGCGGCTGGGCGTATACGTAATAACCTTTGGGCAGTGTGTCACCTGATGACAACTGGCCAAGGTCGCCCCCGTTCCATACGCCCGGAGCAATCAGTCCATTCTGAACGGCCTGATCCAGTGATTTTTCAACATTTGATAACAGTCGGGTAATACCGGCTTCAGTCTGGGGAACTTTCGTGGTGCTGGTATAAAGCAGGTTATAGAGGTTGGTCTGCACATAATTCTGTAACCAGTCCAGGCCGTGGCGTTCATCAAAGAAATCGCCGTTAGCCATCACTCCCTGCTGGAGGATAGCTGTATCATTCTGGTAGTACACGAACACATTGCAGTTTTTTGCATCAAGTGCCGATGCCTGGCTGACTGTCAGTGTTTCATACCCGACACCCGGCTCCTGCTTAAACTTGAGCGTAATCGCGGTATTACTGCCATTGAAATTAACCGTGAATGCCCGGCCAAATGCAGATAACGCAGCGTATTTATTACCCGATGAATATTGAATAAAACTGCGTGAATATCCGGCGGTTTTCAGTTTTGATGCCAAATCATCGCTGGATGCAGTCTGCAGGCATTTCTCATCGCTTGTCGTAATCGCCAGAATACGGCTTACAGAAGAGGATTCGATCGCCGCAGCCACTTTCAGCCAGTCTGCATCCGGAATATCTTCATCGTCTGCAATCCCCAGCCCATACCATGAAGTATAATCGAGCATGGCATTCACAGCCTGCTCCAGCGTCTCAGGCGTGGCCTGTTCGCTGTCTCCCTTCGTTTTCACCCAACGACCAACAAAAACCTCCTGAGGTTTCGGTGATTGTGAGAAAAACACCTGCGCAGCCTTATATTCTGGTGATTCCACGCCAAAATCTTTTCCAATATCTTCCGCGGCAGAATAACGACGAATGCGCTCACTTACCGGAATGATTGTGGACGGGCCGAGAATGAGTAATGCACCAAAATTTCGCCCTGATGCTGCACGCGGCGACATGATCACATCAACATTAACAACGTTTGATACAGGCAAGCCCTGTGCCATAGCTTAATCTCCGAAAAAGATGACTGGTGCTTCCACCAGCGATTTAATACCGTACTCGCGCACAACCTTCCGGCGCAGGCGCACCGTCATATCGTAGCGGCGGACCCATTGCTGATTAATAAGTTCAGGGAAGGGAGTCAGACCTGTGTAATCGCCAAGAGACAGCCCCAGCGCATTCAGTGCTGCATTGTTCTGCGGCACAGATATACCGTCACGAAACCGGGACGCATACACCATCCCCTCCGGACCATAAAACGAAGCCATACACTCAATCGTTTCATGCCGCCAGAGCTGAGAGCCATCATCGGTCTGTCTGGTGAATGCCGGACTGTCATCACCTGACCATCCGATAACCCCAAACGCACACCAGTTCGTTTCAACCGGTAGCAGTGGCGGCTGCTCTTTCTGCCAGCGCGGGCGAACCATCCCGGCAGACAGACCGGAAACGTTACGCATCCACTGGCTTAACAGCCTGTCGAGCGCTTCGTCATAATCCGGATCGCCACTGGTTGGTATCAGCCATCCGCGCTCTGTGCTGGTGTTATTGCTCAACCGGAATTCCCCCATCAAACGGCAGCAACTCACAATGCGCCTGAACGAATCCGGACCCATAAGCTGTATACGGGTCGACGAAAGTCACACGATAATCACGGCCCTGATACGTCACGATATCGGCATCACGGCCAGTCTGCCCCTGTGTCAGCCGCTCAGTTGTCACGATAAGAATCGCGCCACTGATAACTTGCCCGGACTGCATACGGCGGTTCTCCAGGGAGCGGTCAACGGTAACAACTCCGGCAAACTGCGTTTTAACTTCGCTGTCACTGCCGATCCCGTCATCGTCCACCGTTTGCACGCGACGCGTTACCCACAGGTTGAAGTCGCAAAAATCGGGGTCAAAAAGCACGTCTGTTACATCAAGAGTCGGCATCTTTATCCCTCACTACATGGGTAATAGCTCTGCGGTACTGTCCGGTGTCAATTAGCGGTTTCACCAGATCGGTTCCGGGTGACTCGCCAGCAGCGCGTCGGGCAAGCTCAGCTTTCGCCCCTTTGCGCCCTCGACGTGCGCGGGCTTCAACGGTGCTATCAGCAAGCGGCGTAAAGCCGGTAATAGTCATGTAACGCCTGACGCCATTAGCGGCCAGCGTTCCGGCACGGTTGAGCGCTCTTTCCGCACCCGACGCATTACCATCAAGCGCAGCCTGCGCCGCTGCTTTGAGCTGCGGCACTGTCTGTCCCTCTACCGATTTAACGCCGGGGGTCAGGTGCGGGCGTGGGGGGATGTTTTGCGCTGGTGAGCCGTATTCATTAACGTAGCCGATCCCCGCATTACCAAACGGAACATCTTCACGCTCGCTGTCTTCCGAAGGGATGCCGACCAGCACATCCTTTTTGGTTAGCAACCTGAGCGCATCCAGAATGGCCTGAGCGTTATCAACCCTCGTTGTTACACCGCTTTTGAAACTCATAGCTGGCGACCGCCCGCACCGAACATCGTGATCAGCTGATAAAATTCAGCGCCATATCGGGTGTTATTCCAGAAGCCTGCGTCAGGGTTTAGCGTCGCGCTGGTGTCATAGCTGACGCTTACCTTGTCGACGGATTTGGAGGACTGAACACCATTGGTTGAACCACCCGGGCCACCAACCAGCATTGCCCGGATGTCTGCCGCCCAGAGCGTCATATAGTGCGCCACGAACAACTCGGCAAAGTACGGAAACAACTCTTTACCGGTGACGTTTTCGCTCAGCAGCACATCGACCAGATTCAGACGAAACTGGATTTGCGCTTCGGGATATTTGGCAGGGTCAGCAAACTGTGGAAAGTCGCGCCGAAAATCACTTACTGTTGGCAGGCTTTGATTCTTTGGCATCTTTCGCCCCATTACCGCCAGTCTGGGCGGCAGCAATCTGCGCTTGCAGGCTGTCGTTCTGCTCTTGCAGCTTGAGCAGCGCTTCTTTCAGATCGGCAATCAGCTGATCTTTATCGACAATCTGCTTATCTTTGTCGGCAATCTGCGCTTGCAGGCTGTCGATAATGGGTTGCAGATCATCGGTGTCGCTAATCACGCTTTCGGAAAGCTCAGAGTGCGCCTGGGTGAACCAGTGCGACGCGACCTCTTCCGGCACGTTATGCCGTCCCCGGCCAAACTCCTGTTTTGACTGATCGCCGAGCGTCAGCGTAAACGGAGTGTGAACATGGATGGTAACCAGCTTTTCTTTCGCCATTTTCAGTTTCCTTCTGGCCCCTTTCGGGGCCGTTCTGGTTATCAGATACCGTCCACGTAGGACAGGGTTTCTTTGTACACTGGCTCAACCGCACCGAGCTTGCCGTAGTAGGTCGCAATCTGGTACAGACCGCGATACTGGATAGGAACGCTCTGCAACGGCACCAGCGGATAGCGCACATATTTCTTGTCGTTGGTGTAGGCGACCATACGGTCTTTACCGCCAACCCCGCGCCCTTTCAGCCATTTAACCGCTTTGATTTCCAGCGGAACGCCGTTCTGGTGGAAAGCGATAGTGTTCACGGCCAGATAGGTCAGCAGTGACTGGTTACCCGCTTCGGAAACCTTACGGCTCGCCAGCAGTGAATACTGCTCTGGCGGAATGCGCAGATCAGAAGGCACGACGGAATAACCGGATGCTGCCCAGGCATTCGACAGAATGCTGTTCACGCTATCGAGAATCTCGTCGTTGGTGGAGTTCGTCCAGGTCTTCGGCGCATTGTTCAGCGTCACACCGACAAGGTTTGCCAGCCCTTTCAGGCCGAGCGCATCATCGCCAATGTAAACCTGCTCGTCGTTGTCCATCTGCCATTTGAGCTGCATCCCGTCGTACTTCTGGGTATCAATCGGGCGACCTACCTGCTGAGCTGCTGCCAGCTCTACAACGGTCCAGCCCAGTTCCATGCCCCAGAGGTTCAGCGGATTGCCGTCTTTGCCGATATCAACATTCACGCCAGCAATAGCAGTGGAGTCTTTGCCTACCCAGTTTTTACCGTTCGGATTTGCGCCAGTACCAGCAGCGCCAAAACTGGTGTTAGTCCAGCTGGAAATGTCATCTGCGATAGAAACGTCTTCACGCAGCTGAATATCGCGGGTCCAGGTGTAACCCACCAGCGGCAGGTTCAGCGTCTGGTCGAGTCGCTCCAGCTCCCCGATGAGAAAGGCACCAGAGCTATCAACGGTTGCCTGATCAAAAGTAATCATTCGTCTGTTCCTTAAATCTTCCAGGAGATTTCTGCATTGCCGTTAGCGTCACCGGCCCCTGTGAATTCGGCGTTGGTCAGCGCCACGTTTTTGCCACTGACGGACGTGGACATGAAGCCGCCCAGCGGCACTTTGATGGATTCATCAGTGGAGACGACAACGTATACCGGGTCGCCTTTTTTGATGGTGCTGGCATCAAAATCAGAGCCGAGATTAACGGTCATGTAGCCACGCTTCATGGCGTCACCCGGGAAGTTCTTATCCGTCCCCACCTGGCGAACCATGTCTGGCTGCGATGTGGTCGGATACGGACGAACGTAGATCCCCTTCACCTTGTCGGCGGTGTCACCGTCCGCCAGCGGCACGAAAAAGCCGTCAGCGTCATATTTGCCAGCCAGACCATAGGCAGCGAAGGCGTTAGCGGATTTAAGGATCACCGGTTCGACGGTTAAGTCCTGCGGGCGAGAGATAGCCCCGGCAATGCCAACAGGCATCCGGTACAGATATGCAGTCATTGGATTATCCTTTGCGGTTAGACCAGAAGTCGGCGTTTTGTTTGTTCAGGGAAGCGATGCTGGTCATGCCCATATTTGGACGTTGTGCATCGCCCGTGGTGCTGCGGGTGTTTCGCCCTTTGGCAATCTCTGACACGGCGTTAAACGCCATATCTACCGATTGCTTGGGCAATTTGCGGATATCCGCATCACCGACAACCTGGCGAACCAGTGTTTTGTCAGCGGCAGCCAGCACATCACGTTTGAACGCGGTCGGTTTCACCTTACGGCTCAGATCGATACCCGGGACGATAACTTCGGCACGATAAGCAGCGTCACCAGTAATCGTGGTTTCTTCTTCATCGTCCTCGCCGTCACCGGTCGGATTATCGTCAGGCTTATTGTCGTTATCGCCCGTCGCAGTTCCTTCGAGCTTAGCCAGCAGGGCTTTGAGCAAGGTTTTGATATCGTCCTCGCCGTCGCCGGTTGGCTCTCCGCCCATTTCCGGCTTTTTGTCCGGCAATGGTTGCTGCGGTGAAAGGTTAATGTTGAGGTTAACGCCGCTCGGCAGATCCCCTTCGTCACCCGTTACCGCCGCTGGCGCAGAGTCCAGCAGTTCGTTCATGGTGTCAGCGTCACCCGTTTTGATGGCCGTGCGCATGCGGGTCCACCAGCTTTTCTTTTGATTTGCCATTGTGTCTCTGTCTCCAATTGCACAACGATTTCCGGCTCTGCCTTTAGGGACAAGAGCCACATGGTTTCCGGTAATATCGACCTGCTCGGCTTTACCTGGCTCGGTCTGCTCGTACTCCGCGTCATAGCCGCACGACACTTCGCGCAGACCATCTTCGATAAGCTGAATGGCGCTTTCGTCTTTGACGATAAGGTCTGCCAGCATCAAATCAGACTGATCACCAGTCCCGCGCCGAACGTTCTGGAGGTGCCCGACAGCAAACTCTTTCCAGTTCTCGGGATTTACCAGCCGCACATTCCCGTTTTCATCTTCAGGATGCAGGATCGTGATGCTCATCCCTTCGAATGAGGCGAGCGTGGCCGGATGGAATACCTGCTCAGGAGAACGCGTGACGACTATTTCACCGAACTTATCGGGTTTCAGTTTTGGCAGGTCATCAGCACCATAGAGCTGCTTACCTGTTCGTCCTATCGGCACGTCTTTGCACAGCAACGAGCCGTCAGCCAGCTGATAGCGGGTTTCCCCCAGCCGGGTGTAGAAGAAATATTTCATCCATCCGCCGCCTTAGTGGATTTAATAAACTCACGCAGCAGATGCTTTATCTGACGCGCATTACCACGACCTATAAGTTGGCAGCGCTTTGCTCTATCACCAACAGATTGATAAATAGCCTCTACGCCATTGTATTTAGCAGTGATGCGCGTAGCTTCGCTGGCCTGTTCTTTCAGGAAATAGATTGTTTTTTCCATGGGTTACCTGCAATTCAGGCGAGATAGGGATGAGGTGTCGGGAATACGATTTCTTTGTAGCAACGGCAGTTAGGTAACTCCCCGGCGTGACCGGTCATGCCGTCAAGCGTTGGAGGTCGGCCCCATTCGACAAACTTCCCTTCCATCTCTCGATGAGAATGCCGGACGTCGCCATCTTCGGCTGTACGCCAGATATAACCATTCGAGCCGATTGACAGCGCACGCGCCTGATCCAGTGCACCGGTTGCGCGCCCAAGCTCAGTCCGGGCGATAAGGTTCGCTCGTGAGCGTGACACGTCACCGGAAGCAGCTATCTCTTTCGCGAATGGCTCAGCGCGGCCACCAGTTACTACAGCCTCGATGGCCTTGTTCTGAATGTCATACACCCGATCGGCGGCCTCAAGAGGCAGAGATTTGATGTACTTAATTTGCTCGGCGACGATGGATTTCATCACCTGGCCTACCGGGGCGCGGTCAACCATGTTGCGCAGCTCTGCGCTGATGTTCCGGCTGTGCTGACGCCACTGCTTTTCATTCTGGCGCGCTATGTCTGCGGTGAAGTTCTCAGCAACCTTCGTCGCCCAGGGGGTGATGATTTCGCTGTAGCGCTCCAGCGCATCCATTATTTCGGTGACGCTATCGTTTGAACCATCGTAGCGCCCATTTACGATATCCCCGACCGCCCGCGCTATCTGCCGTAGGCTCGTTCGATATCGGATCTCCGCCTGGCGACTCTGGCGGTTTGTCGCCAAGTTCGCCGATGCCTGGCGGCGCTTCGTCTTCGGCATTCTCGATATCCTCGTCGGTAATGGATGCCCCGATGCCGGTGACGTCAGAGTTTTCGCGCAGGTCGGTCATCGCCGCCTTACGCGTCATCAATCCGTCGCCCAGCGCGGTACTGATCGCGTTGGTGGTGTTTACGGCCACCGTTGATCGGTCAACGTCTGACATTTGCCATAGCGGGTTAAACTCAAACGTGAAATCGTCCGGCAGCGGCTTTCCGAGTTCCGAGCGGTGCATAATGTCCAGTATCCGGCGCATCGGCAGCCGTAAGCGGCGCTCCTGCAATGAGCTCACCCGGTCGTAATAGTTGGCGAGGTCTGCATCACCAGTAGAGAAGCCTTTCGGGGATTGCCCGAAAAGGCGCACCAGCGGGATACCAACGGCACCGCTTATCTGCTCAGCGAACTGCGAAAGAATGTCATCCAGACCACTGAAGCTGTACTGGTGGGTTTCGAACTTATCCCGCGAGTCCATGAGCGTCATGCCTTCATTGCTCTGGAACTGGCGGATCAGGTCGATGTTCTTCAGCAGCGCTTCATACGCAGGACCACCAAGCGCGATAAGCTCGCGCAACTTCTCCACGCTATAGGTACGCAGATGCGCTTTATAGACCAGCTGCGCCGCGCCGACAGTAGCGCTATCGAACGCAGTAAGCCGATCCCAGATACGCTCTACAACCGACATTCCCCATTCGTTTTCGGTCATCTTCTGCTGGAATGGCAGCGTGACGCCATCAAAGCGGATCAGGCGGCTGTGATGGATGCGCCAGGCCGGAATGCCCGTTGCGGTGGTCACCACGTCGTAAAACTCAGGCTTGCCGAGGTCCGGCCCCATCTCTTTAATGCGGCGTGTCAGCACCGGGTTAATCATCCAGCGGTCGAGCGGGAGAATGCCCTTAAACTTGCCCTCGCCAATGGTTTCGAGTCGCAGCGGGGTCATTGGTGCTTGCCCCTCGATCATGATGAAGCCGACCGCGCCGCCGTAGAGGCGCGACCATTTCAGCACGTCGTTCAGCGCATCCCAGATCTGCAACTCATCCAGTTGCGCTTCGAGGGTGCCACGGTCTTTGGCGTCAATCTCCGAAGTGATGCGAATGCCCTTTCGGGTCATATCGTCCGGGATAGCGTCGACCGCTTCACCGATAACCCACGAACCGCGATATGACCATTCCACCAGCATGCGGTTGCGGCTGGTGGAGTTCGCCCGGTAGGTCGATGCTGAATGCTGGTTAGGCGTCTGCATCCCAACGCGGGCGACGAAGTTCTCGTAGCCGTCAGCGGTGGGCTGTGCCGTTCGCTGAGAGGATTGCTTGTTTCGTGCCATCAGGCCTGTCTCCCTAGCAGCTCCCAGATGTTCAGGGCTGAATTCATTGGCGCGTAGCTGATCATCACCGAGTCGGCGAGGTTCGGCGACTTGGTGCCATCAGGCTGTTTATCAACAACGATTTTCCCCACGCCATTAATGGAGTAGGTCGGCTGCGATAGCTCGATGATGAGTTTGTCTTTGCTCGCCATGGCGCTGCTGATTGAGATGATTTCGTCCGGGTTGTAGGCCATGCCCTCAACCACGGCGCGATAGGTGTTCTGGAAAAGCTTGCGTAAATGCCACCAGCTCTGGGCCTTGGCGTTAGCGAAGAAGTCCTTATTCAGACGGGCGGCCTGTCCGTTGTCGCCGCGCACCGCTTCGTCGTCCGGATCAAACACCGCGCCGCTACCGCGAAACGGTGTGGCGAGTATTGACGGTCGGCGCGCTGCGTTACGCAGTTCGTTGATGGCGCGTGCATCGCCGCGAACGCCAGCGCCCAGGCCGTCCTCGTCGAAGCGAAATTCTTCGAGGTTGTCCTGTTCGCAAAAGCCGAAGACCTTCTCAACGGACTGGTAAATGTCGCTGCCCACGCCGGACCATTCACGCACGTTCTCCAGAAGGAAGCCGTGACGGGTCGAAAAGGCATTTTTGTCCCGGCCTTCGTCGGCGACGTCCATCGCGCCCAGTCGCTTGCCCGTTGGCTGAATACCAAGTTTGATATGCGCGTCGACGGCAGCCTGTACCCAGTCGGACGGGATCAGGACGCCTTCCGCAGATGCGCTGTAGTTCAGGTCAAGTTCCTGCGCCACCACCACCGGATTGTCGATTTTCTCGCACTCCCTGCGATACCACTCTTCATCCTTGCGCGGGTCATCTCGCCAGTGGAACGTGAATACTGGTATTTTTCCGCCGTGGCGCTTCTGCGCGAACGGGTTCGCCATGCCATTAACCGAGCTCAGGTCAATACGGCAACGGGTGGTTTGCGACAGCGCCGCATCAATCAACAGAGGACGCTGGAGGAATGCAGCTTCATCCACCAGGTAGAGCGTGGTACGGTCACCACGTCCGATATTGTCGCCAGCCTCGCCTTTGATAACCGCGCCAGTATCGGGAAACTCAACGCGCATGTACGGCGCGTGCTTCTTCTCGTCCCACGAACCGCGAAACTCGACGGGCAGCGTTTCCACGAACTTGCGCGCCTTCCAGAACAGCGCCTTCGGGTCTCCGGTGCTGTCGACGTATTCCTCTTTACGGGAGCCGAAGCCGATGACCATTTCTTTGTTGAAGAGGCAGAGCGAACAGGCCAGCCCGATCGCCGTCCAGCTGAGCCCCATTTCGCGGCTCTTTTCGGTGATGCCGTTCTCCAGCCGTTCGCGCCGCTCCATGATCCAGTGAATCCACTCTTCCTGTTTCGGAAACAGCAGAAAAGGGATGGTGACCGGCAGGCCATAATCGATGTTACGCGGGTCAGTAGTCATCCCCCAGTCGATGATGAACTGTGCCGGGTTGGTGCGGTAAAACTGCTTTAGCGCTGGCAGCATTTCAGGGTTCTGGCGAATGCGCTGTAAGCGCTCCATCCGCCATTCAAAAACCATCTGGTAATCAGGGTTTCTGAAATCGAATTCAAACGGGAGAGGCATGATCACCCCATCATCTTGCGGTAAATCTCTGCGGCCTGATCTGCGGTGAGGTTGGTCGTCTCGGTCTTGATCGGGCCGCCATCCTTGCCAGTGCTTTCAACCTTCAGCTTATTGGTGTAAGCGTCTCCAACCTCTTTCGCGGCCTGTTCAATCAGCTGCGCCGTCAGGGAGAAGTTTTTCATCCCCTCGGTTTTGGTTGCCATGCGGTCAAGCACGCGGAGCCGATAGGATTTGTTCGCTATCGGAATGTCACTGGTTTCGGTCAGGAATCGTTCGCGTGTCGCGTGGAACATCTCGATCCACTTCTTGGCTAAACCTTTGCTACTAGCCTTGGTTGGGTCGTGTGCTTCGGCTTGCTGGCGAGAAATAGTTAACCCAAACTCTTTCTTGACGGATTCGACAACTTGAGAAGGAGTATCAAAGCACGCAAGCGATTGAATGATGAAGGCTTTTACTTCCGGTTTTAAAGCAGCCATATTTCACCATCCGTCCATACCAGTCTAGAATTCACGCCAGCTTTAACATGCACGTCCCGCACGCTCTGGCAATATCGAGATGAGCAACCTCCGCTGGCTGATTCGCCGCATCAATCATTTCCTGCACGTCCCGGCTTGCACCGTAACGGCGAACCACGCCCACAAACTCTTCCACGTCATGGCCGCGCAGCTTCAGCTTTGGCTGCCCTTCCTGCGTGAACTTCGGCGCACCAAATTCATCTGTCGCCTGGCAGATGTGATAAAGCTCGTGCTCTATCAGCGCGCAGAACTCCAGATCGGAACATTGCGAACAGTAATCGGCGGCGAGCGTGATGATGAAATGCGGCACCCTGCCGAACCATTCATACATCTGCTGCTCCATCCGCGCTTTCTGCCAGCCTCCGGCACGCATTGCCACTTCTTCCGCCTGCCCCAGCACGGAACGCCCTTTCTTCTCGAAAGCGTTCGATGCCCAGAGAAAGCACAGATCCGCTTCAAGCAAATGCTGGTGGTCATGGTTGTAGAGGTCACCCTCATCGCTCAGGATGTGCTGATTCAGCCACTCGCCAACGTCATTAGCGGGCATAATGCTGATGTACGGCTTCGGGTCAGGTGGCATCGTAAAATGCGCTGGTGGGTGTGGTCTGTTCATGAATAATTCCAGTGCTCCATTATCGAAGCCCTCAATGAAGGGCTTCTGTAATGACTACTTCGTTTTTGCTTCCGCTCTTTTACGGCGGCGCTCTTCTTTCTTCTCGGCGTTTGCCATGTCCATGAATGCCTGCATGATCGAGTTCCTCATCATGTAACTGACAAAGTGATGATTGACGCAGCCGTTGAGACGGAGTTGCTCGCCAAACTGATCAACCGAGGCCAGCACTTGCATCATGTCCTTCTCGCCTTTCATGAACTCTGAGAAGTCGCGCCCTGCTCTGGAGGCGCATTCGATTACGCGATTACTCATCCCGGCAGCCCTGGGATCGTAATCTGCAGCTGGTTAGCAAGGGTGTTAATCTCAGCGACCAATACAGGCTTCGTATAACGCCATGCAGCAAGTCCTTGTCCGCAGAAGCTCGCCATGTCCTTCTTCTGGTCAAACTCATGGCACTTCATGTTGAGCTGCGCACTTAAGCTGTTGCGATGCTGAAGCTCTCCGGTGAAGTAGTCATCGAGGACCTTATATGCCGCGTACTTGAAACCGGGGTTTAACCAGGCAGCATAATCGTAAGCAACAAACTTCCCGCCATAGGTTCCGCCGTGTACGCCGCGGGCAGTAAAAACCACAGATTCGTGGTTTTTCTCCAGCTCGGCCAGGAACTCTTTGGTCTGCTTGTTTCGCAGATAGTGGTAAGGCGATTCAGCATCACTTTTGCCACTGGCTTTCCACATATCGGTGAGGCAGATCATGCCGTCTTCCCCGACACGGATTGGTTGATTGAAGAGGGTTAATGATTTCATTTCGCTGATACCTTTTGGTGGTTGAGCCTGTTCTCGTAGATACGGGCAGCCCAAGAGCGGTCAGCGTTACCACTGCCCTATCTCAAGCTCTACCCCGAAAGGCTCTTGGTTGATATGCGCACGAGAATGCGCGGGTTTACTGCGGGCATAAAAAAGCCCCGCTATTGCGAGGCTCGTGATGATTCGATTTTCCTGATTGCCGCCTTATCCAGATTGCACTGCCCTAGCGCCGTATAGAGCTGAGCGTTTAACTCCAGACTTGCCTGCCACGTGAACGGAACCGCCATTCCTGGGATCGGCGTTTCTGCAGTCAGGTCAGCGCTTATCGGCACCACTGGGGATGGAACGTAAACTGTCTGCGTATTCCCGCAAGCTGTCAGCAACGGCAGAAGGAACAAGCTGGTTAGCGCACGGATCTCCTTCAAGCGCCTGCCTGATGTAGACAATGCGCGTTTCGCCTTTCTGGGCCAGTTCGTTCTTAGCATTCTGGGTAGCCTGTGAGATGTCACGAATGAGGTTCATCGTGGTGATCACGTTGTTGGTGATCGCCTCTGATGTTTCGGCCCGGACCTTCGCTTTATCGCGCTGGTCTTTGTAGGTGATGGCGTTGTCGCGGTAGTGGTTCACGAAGAACGCCAGCACGCCGATTAACGCCAGCACCAGCAGCTGCAACCAGTAACGCTTAACCAGTGCGCTAATCACGACAGAAACAGAGCGCGCTCTGCCTCCCGGCGACGGGTGAGCCCCGGCATCACCTTTCCGCCTGATTTATTCCAGCGCAGAAATTCATCTGCCGCGCCTTTTATATCGCCAGCATTCAGCTTTTTCAGCAGTGTAGATGTGGAAAGAGCACGCGACCCAACGTTGTAAGCGAACGACACCAGTGCGTCGAACTGGCCTTGTGTCAGCTTCACCCTGACAACTTTCAGCACGTCATTCTCATAACCAACAAGCCCTGTTTTCAGAAGCCTGTCAGCGGTTTGCTGGTCGATAGTCATACCGCGCTTTACTGGCTTTCCGTCAACCGGATGGGTCCAGCCATAGCCGATGGTCCACGGCGCATCTCCCGTTCCGGGGTCGGGGTAAGCAGTCAGCCGACAACCTTCAAATTTTTTTATCAGAGCAATTCCGTCAGGACTGGTTTGCATCGTCAACTCCCGCCTTTTTTGCTGCAAGTTTTTTAATAAGATTGCCGATCGAATCGGTGCCGATGTATCCAATAAAGACGCTGGCTATGTAGGCGAGGTTGCTGCTCAGGCCGATAAAGTCCAGAAGGTCACGAACGAACCAGGCAATCATCGCGCACATCAGCGCATCAATTAGCGTTTTTGTTACCGCGCCGCCGTTATAGCGACCACGCAGATACGCCATGATAAAAGCCAGCATTGCACCAATACCCTGCTCCTTGGCGGCAAGTAGCGCAGCGATGAAATCTTGTTTGTATGGCAATTTTTTCTCCCTACGCCTGGCACGCGAATTGACCATGATATTTCCCCCTAAACTCTGAGATTACCAACTCAGCAAGTTCGAGATCATCGAAGTAACCCAACCAGATCTGCTTCTTATTTCTACTTCCGCAAACTCTCCATTTCCCATTCTTAACATCAAGCCTGACGCCCTTTATGGGATTCTTTCCTCCGGATGGTTTGCGTCTGTTATATTGATTTTCTGATTTGGTCGATAATCTGAGGTTTTTAATGCCATTGTTTAATGGGTTTCTATCTAAATGATCCACGTCCATTTCTGGCATGCATCCATATACATACAACCAAGCCAGCCGATGCTCTTTATAGATTTTCCCATCTATACGTATTTGCCTGTAACCAGATCCATTAATCGTTCCAGCTCTTGAGCCAACTTTAATTCTGCGATTGCTGGATTTAACCCAAGTAAAAACCCCTGAAACAGGATCATAGTGCATAAGGCTTTTCAGGACTTGCTGAGTGATTACCATCTTCATAGGCCTCACCTCCGATTTTCCGGATGGTGCTGTGTGTGTTTGTAGGGGAAAGGCCGTCAGACTCTGATTGCTACATGGCATCTGAAAATGATATCTGCGGCCTGCAATAAAAAAGCCCACGGCGCGGTGGGCAATAGAGGGTAGTGCGTTGAGCTTTTGCTCTTATGGTCCTGGTAGGTATTTGGTGTGTGGTGACCGGTGCTGTGTTTTCCGGCATGTAAATGAACTACCCGTCGTCGCCATGGTGAGCCTTTACCTCACCATCTAGCTGATAAGTTAGCGCATCAGCCTGCGCATTCACCACAACGATAATTGCACTGCGCCTGTTTCGGTTAGCGTAACGGGATTAACCGGTCACCCCAATGCAATTATCTGTTGTGCAGATACAAAAAAGCCCCGAGCTATTAACTCAGGGCTTTATTTAACGAGTGCATTTATCCATCGTTGAGTCAAATTTACCCAATTTTATTCAATAAGTCAATATCATGCCGTTAATATGTTGCCATCCGTGGCAATCATGCTGCTAACGTGTGACCGCATTCAAAATGTTGTCTGCGATTGACTCTTCCTTGTGGCATTGCACCACCAGAGCGTCATACAGCGGCTTAACAGTGCGTGACCAGGTGGGTTGGGTAAGGTTGGGGATTAGCATCGTTACAGCGCGATATGCGGCGCTTGCTGGCATCCTAGAATAGCCGACGCCTTTGCATCTTCCGCACTCTTTCTCGACAACTCTCCCCCACTGCTCTGTTTTGGCAATATCAACGGCCCGGCCAGTACCGTGGCAATCTCTGCATCTTGCGCCCGGTGTCGCGGCACTACGGCAATAATCCGCATAAGCGAATGTTGCGAGCACTTGCAGTACCTTCGCCTTAGTATTTCCTTCGAGCTTTGCCACACCACGGTATTTCCCCGATACCTTGTGTGCAAATTGCATCAGATAGTTGATAGCCTTTTGTTTGTCGTTCTGGCTGAGTTCATGCTTACCGCAGAATGCAGCCATTCCGAATCCGGCTTGTGATTGCGCCATCCCCATGGCAGCCATCACATCAGTACCGGAAAGAGAGTCAGAAGCCGTGGCCCGTGGTGAGTCGCTCATCATCGGGCTTTTTGGCGAATGAAATTTAGCTACGCTTTCGAGTCTCATCGTCTCCCACTCTTGCCCTGTTTGACCATCAGGACGCCGTTAACTATTACGTGACGTTCGCCTTTGCTGTCTCGGTTGTACTTGAGCACCGTTCCTCTTGCGCAGGAAAGCATCCTCGCCACTTCGGTCTGATTGCCTCGTGTCTGGATAAGAAGCTCTGGTATCGTTTGAATTGTGGCGTTCATACGTTCTCCAGTTCGGTGATTTTTATTCCAAGCCTTCCGCCTGGTACTTTCACGCCACGAATTACGCGAATGTCATCGAATTGCTCGTCGTCTTCCGCAAATCCGGCGTGGATAAGGGAGTCGAGTAAACCTTTCAGGATGTTGTCGAGGTCGCGGCGGCGGGAGTCTGGAACGTCTGCGATGACTTTGATACGGAGTCGTGATTTGGTGAAAATGTCTAACTTGAGTTGGCGGATGATTTGCTGAACGTCTTTTCGGTATTTCTGGCCTTTATCGCTGATGTAGTATTGGCTTCCCCGTCTTCGCCAGTAGGTGTTCAGCGACGGCGGATATGGAAGCACAAACTGATATTCGTTCATGGCTTAATCTTCCCCTCCTTCAGCAGTATCGACTGCGTCCTGATCACGCCTTCGAGGTGGTAAAGTCTGGCGTCTTTGTTGTCGATATTATGGGTGCGTCGGTCGATTTCATCGTGACACGCGCTACAAGCCCATGCGCCGATCAGGTCGTCAGGCTTCATTCCCGTTCCGCAAATTCCAGCCATCCTGTAATGTGCCAGAACTGTAGTTTCAGGATTACCATTGCATATTCCGTAAATACGTACCTGGCATTCTCTGCCGCGTGCTTCTTTGCGTAGGTTAGCCATTATGGTTCACTCCAGTAATTCTCAATTGCAGCAGCCATTCTCTGCATCCACTCAGCCAGCTTTAACGCTGCTTCTCTTTCAGAACCACATTTAGGGAAATCCTTCATTTCCATGCTGGCCTTATATGTTCTGAATGCCAGGTCTCCGGTAATAATCAGCTCCTGATCAAGCACCGAGCGTTTATTCCGGTGTTGAACGTAATAGACAGATTCAGTCCGCATTTCTTCTCTGTCTTTTTTGAAGGAAATAAGCTCAGAGAAATCACTCATCGTCTTCTTCCTCGTACATTGAGCTATTCGGATCGCTCATCAGTTCTGCGCAGCAGTGCTCACACACGTGAACTTCCAGCACATGCAGCTTCTGACCGCAGTTAGCGCACGTTAAAGCCCGCTCGACACTTCCTTGTTCGTAACTTCGATTTGGGTCAATCACCTTGTTTTCCTCGCACGTTCTCTAAGCCACCGGATATCCCACAGGTGAGCCGTGTAATTGAAGGTTTTTACGTCAGATTCTTTTGGGATTTGCTTGCGTTTATTTCTGGAGCGCTTCGTTGGAAGGTATTTGCAGTTTTCGCAGATGATGTCGGTGAAACTTCGTCGCTGTCGCCTCATGCCGCCCTCCCTTTTCGTTGTGACCATTCATACTCTCGCCGGGAGTCATCACTCCACCGCACGTTGCGCTCTGAGCCGAACCAAAACATGATTTCGATAAGCTCAGTCATGCTGGCCTTTCGCATTTTGCTGGTACGCACGCCAAGCATGACAACGCCACCGTCGATACCAGGAACACTTCGTTGCTCCAGTTTTTTGGTCTTAAGCCACAGGGCAGTGAACAGGTCTTTCCAGTCTTCCGGTGCCAGCCGTTGACCATGCCATAGCACCTGACGCGAAACATCGTTCAGCATCGGCCACATACGGTCATTCTGCGCTTTGCTGCGTTTGGGTTCTCTAACATGGACTTCATGAGGTGACTTGTCGTCGATGGGAAGTGAGAGTATTACGTCTATGGCGTTATTTCTGATTGCTTCGTTGCGAAGCATGTATATTTGCTTCATCGTTACTCCTTCACTTTGATTCCAGCGGCGCGAAGAACCTCTTCAATTTCCCATCCAGCATGCACAGGATAGCGGTCTGAACCGTCGCAGCATTTATCCTTTTCGCTATATGACACCGCCACATCATCCCAATAATCGTCAGGCGCATGACCAGCCTGAATCCATATAAGATGTGCATGAGGCTTTGGTAGCTCAATTTCTATTGCCGCCCTGCTATCTATCCATGCTTGCCATGCATTATGTAAGTCTGGGTTGTGCAGGTAATCACCCAGCATTCGCTTATTAACAATTTCCTCTACTGAGATATTGAATTGCTTTGATGCCCATTGCTCGAAAGACTTTCTTGATTCGTCCATATCAATCCCCGTTAGTCGTTTCACTCACGAATCTGACAAAACCAGCCATGTTAATTTGCATGAGTTTTTTCAACACTTTGTCTCGCCGGCTACGTTTTGGTTTTGGCCTGTGGTTGAATCTTTCACAAACTGGAAGGCTTGATGATTTCCAGTACCTATTACGCCTTGCTCCATCTTCCGCCATATCGGCATGAATAAGGTCTGCGAGTGTGCTCATATTCACCTCTCCAGTTACATTGGTTTTGTAATGTTGCTAGTCATCGTTCGAATAACAAAATGCGTAAGTAACCTTGCTTTCCACATGTAAATCTCTTCAAGGCGAGATAAATCTACGAATACCGGACCTTTGTAATCTGGTCTTGATGCCCTTATGTATGAGCTAATAGTTTGTGCATCTTGCTCGTCAAGATTCATGACTTCCCTCTCTAACAGATTTCAGGTTATTCCACTCCGTTACCGCACTGCGATAATTCGCGGCCGCCACAGCGGCGTGGTTAGCACAGTAGATTTGGCACCCGCTCTCCATGTCGAATATTGTCGGTGATTTTCCGCATTTACATTTTTTGGCACGCGGTGCGTCTGAACACATTCCGTTAACGGTGTCCATCAGGATCCCCCTCGTTCTTAATCCAATAAAAAAGGGCTACTGTGTAAATAGCCCCTGTTATTAGCTCAGTGATGTAGATGGTCATTGCCTTACCTCCATAAGCGCCCTATTAATAAACGCCGTCATTGGATTTGCACATCCCCACCCCGTACCATCTGGATTTCTTTTAATTGGCTCCTTCTTCACTTTGCGTTTTGCATAAATAACCGTCTTCCACTTACGCTCAACAACACTCAAATGTCCTTGTTTCACCATATGCCTTGCTGCTTGAGCGATTCTGTTATTTGGTATTCCGGTGATCAGTGCTAATTCATGTGGGGAGAATTGTTCATGAGTTTTCAGATATTCCAGGATGATTTCTTTTCCAGTCACGATCTGCTCCTGTAACTATCCCATGTAAACGCAAGAGTGCACCCGCCGCCATCATTCATCCTGTCAATAACACGCTCACCAATGAATGCAGACAGTTCATCTTTGCTCTGGTTGCTAATCAGGATTGTTGGCTTCATGCGCTCGTAGCGGGTGTTGATGATTTCGAACATGATCATCTTTTCCGCCTCGCTTCCAAACTGCACACCAACCTCATCGATAATTAGCAGGTCAGGTTTAGTGAACTGTCGGATCACTTCATCCTCTGTGCGGGTGGAGTTTTTCGACCATGTTGATTTATATTCTCTGGCAATTTTCAGCGCCGTTGTGAAAATAGCTGAGCTTTGATGTTCCGTAATTGCGTGCCGGGCGATAGCCAGTGCAAGATGATTCTTTCCAGTACCAGGCTTTCCACACATAACCAGCCCACCGCCTTTCTGTAACCTCTCAGGCCATTTGCTGGCGTACGCCTGACACACCCTGAGCACTCTCTTTGCATCGTCGTTGACTGGCTCGTAGTTCTGTAGTGTGCAACCCTTGAATCGTTCAGGAATATCAAGATTATTCAACAGAAACTCGACATTGCGCTTACGTGATTCCTCGTCGATTTTAATCTTCTCTGCCTGTAGCCGAATAAGCTTATCTCTCATGCATTCCGGGCATTCGCTAGGTCTTGAGGCAAACTTAATTGGCCCAGTCGAGTAACGGTTACGCTGCTCAAACTCACCATGTTTTTCACAGATGCCAGTGCCAATTTCTACAGATGTATGCTCGATAGCAATTGGCGGAGAACTCAATTCTGCAAGTTTTTTCTCCAGTTGGGAGATCTTTTCATCCAGCGTCATGTTCACTCCTGCGCCCATGAAGGCATTTCAGTTTGTCCGTAATCTTTGGTGGCAAAGTTTTCAGCCTTAAGTCCATTAGCAACCTTGCGTACCGGTCTGGATAACGCCTGCTTGTTCTGGTAGCTGAGTTTCTGGCTGGCAGTGATAAACCAGTTCTTTGGCTTCTCATGGCTAAATTCGATATCCAGCCTTTCCAGTTCGTAATTCAGGTCAATGTTCGGATACAGGCGCTTCCATGCTTCGTAGTCCTTGTGGTTTAACCGAACGATATTTCCTTCGAATGCATAGCGACTTGAAATTTTATGGACATCAGCCACACCCCCTTCACAAGTCGCGTCAGCGGCTTGGGTGTTAGAAAGGGAATCAGGAATCAGGTTAAGGGAATCAGGAATCAGGTTAAGGGAATCAGCAGGATTTAAACTGTTCTCTACTGGTTCTTGCACTGTACTTGCATGGTGCTTTTCTGGTACTTCATTGTTTTCAATGACTTGTAGTGATTCGGCATCCTCCTTCTCTTCCTCTTTATCGTCCTTGCACTGTACTTGCATGGTGCTGTTATTGTTCTCTACTGGTTCTGGTATCTCACTGGCTGCTTCTTTGCAGTGAGGGTTCTGGTGCTTTTTCCAGTTATTGATTTGGATATATGAGCCGCCATTTACCTGATATCGGTTGATGAATTTGTGACTGTGAAGCTGCTGAAGCAGATCATTGCAGTCCACATCATCGAAAGGCAGTACCATTGCTTTAATTTTCTTTGGGCGATCATCCAACCGCCCTTCTTTGTCAGCAATAGTCCATAACCCGGCAAAAAGGAGACGGGCATATGGAGAACACTCAGCTAATTCATCATTGGTGAAAAAGCCTGGTTTGATATTTCTTGAACGTGCCATTTTGTCCACCTTTAGTACGGGAGTTCTTCCTGAGCTTCACGAATGCGTTCAGATACCCACTCCTTGAACGTTGTCCAGTTAGGTACTGTTTTCGCAAACTCAGTAAGTTCATCGAGATCTAAGTCGTATGAAAGCCATGCCTTGAGATAACTCATTACATGGTTTTGATTGATATATATGCGGTTTTTAAGGATTCCTCTGATGTATAGAATCCTTTGTTCTTTTGGCGGTTTTCTTTTTGTCGCTGCTATGCGAGGGATGTACTCAAAGAATTCACCAGTAAGCTCATGGGTTATTTCTTGGGTGAGTTTTTTGTCTGCAGCAATCTCAATCGCATCGAGTATTTCTTCAAGCTTATATATTCGAAGCCATCTCTTGATAGATTTTCGCCCATTGTCATTAACAGTAAATGGCGCAATGCAGTCGTCAATTTTGGTAGCGACAATATCAACAACATCGTCTTTCAGGCTCTTAAGACCATCTCGCCACTTGATCATCATCTCCAGTTGCTCTCGCTTGGTATTAAGTTCCTGGAGTTGCTGCCTTTGCTTTTCCATTATTGAATTATCGCTGAGCAGTTTGTCTCTTTTCCCGCCATTACAACTATCGCAAGAAGTAATAAGGTTCATCATGTCGTTATCGCCACCCTTGCTAACTGGGTTGATATGGTCGACATGAAGGATGACGTCTGGCGCAGAACTCCCACAGTACTGGCATTTGAAGCCATCGCGCTTGAAAACCTCAAACCGTATTTTCTTGGTAATGCCGGAACGAATCTTTTTTACCTGGTCTGGTGTAGGTTTTTTTGCCATAATTAACTCCATAGAAAGTAGTTAAAAATCCATCTGGATTTGTTCAGAACGCTCGGTTGCCGCCGGGCGTTTTTTATTGGTGAGAATCGAAGCAACTTGTCGTGCCAATCGAGCCATGTCGTCGTCAACGACACCCCATTCAAGAACAGCAAGCAGCATTGAGAACTTTGGAATCCAATCCCTCTTCCACCTGCTGATCTGCGACTTATCAACGCCCACAGCTTCCGCTGTCTTCTCAGTTCCAAGCATTGCGATTTTGTTAAGCAACGCACTCTCGATTCGTAGAGCCTCGTTGCGTTTGTTTGCACGAACCATATGTAAGTATTTCCTTAGATAACAATTGATTGAATGTATGCAAATAAATGCATACACCATAGGTGTGGTTTAATTTGATGCCCTTTTTCAGGGCTGGGATGTGTAAGAGCGGGAATGTCTTAAGCGGCTTTACCGCGTTTAGTTCCGTACTGTAACCAAACCGGATCACAGTTAAGCGCCATAGCAATCTCAAACAAGAAGCGCGGTCGCTTGGTTACTCCAGCTTCAATCAGTTGAATTGATTGCTGTTTAACACCGGCTTTGGTTGCCAGTTCGGTTTGCGTCATTTTTAACGCAATTCGCCTCTTCTTGAGGCGTTCAGAAAGAGTTTGCATATCGCCTCCATCAACAAACTTTCTTGTATTTTCATACAATGTATCTTGTTTGTCAAATACAGTTTTTCTTGTGAAGATTGGAGGTAAATAACAGAGGTGGCTTATGAGTATTTCTTCCAGGGTAAAAAGCAAAAGAATTCAGCTTGGACTTAACCAGGCTGAACTTGCTCAAAAGGTGGGGACTACCCAGCAGTCTATAGAGCAGCTCGAAAACGGTAAAACTAAGCGACCACGCTTTTTACCAGAACTTGCGTCAGCTCTTGGCGTAAGTGTTGACTGGCTGCTCAATGGCACCTCTGATTCGAATGTTAGATTTGTTGGGCACGTTGAGCCCAAAGGGAAATATCCATTGATTAGCATGGTTAGAGCTGGTTCGTGGTGTGAAGCTTGTGAACCCTACGATATCAAGGACATTGATGAATGGTATGACAGTGACGTTAACTTATTAGGCGATGGATTCTGGCTGAAGGTTGAAGGTGATTCCATGACCTCACCTGTAGGTCAAAGCATCCCTGAAGGTCATATGGTGTTAGTAGATACTGGACGCGAGCCAGTGAATGGAAGCCTTGTTGTAGCCAAACTGACTGACGCGAACGAAGCAACATTCAAGAAACTGGTTATAGATGGCGGTCAGAAGTACCTGAAAGGCCTGAATCCTTCATGGCCTATGACTCCTATCAACGGGAACTGCAAGATTATCGGTGTTGTCGTGGAAGCGAGGGTAAAATTCGTATGATCAGGATTGCGGCGCTACTCTCAATACTCTTAACTACCAGCGCCAATTCTGAATGCTGGATTGTCACAAACCTGCACGGGTACGGGGCAATGAATGGCGATCGTTACGAGTTTACAAAAGACAGCACGGAAGATTCCGTTTTCCACGTAACAATAAATGGCGATAAATCATCAGTTTATGAATCAGTTTCTGGCGTCTATCCAGAGATGAAATACACTGCTTTGTCATCGAACACTATGGTAGGAGAATACCAGTCTGGAGGAGGAATAACCGTTGAAACCTGGTCAATCACTACAGACAAAAAAGCTCTTTACTCCAAAGTAATGAACATCCCAGGTATGCAACAACTTACATCAACCAAATCCTTTGTTGGTGATGTAGTCGGAACCTGCAACCAGTAATCCTCACCTCAATTTCGACAACCAAAAAACAAACTATTTTCCGTTTAAAAACAATGGAGTTTGTTTTTCACGCCCATTTTTACAATATTTCTTGTTTACAACATACAATCTTTCTTGTAATTTTAAGCCATCAGCAGGACGCACTAACCACCATGAAGGTGATGCTCTTAAAAATTAAGCCCTGAAGAAGGGCAGCATTCAAAGCAGAAGGCTTTGGGGTGTGGTGAAGCCAGCTAGTCACTGGCAAGTGCTTACCTACTGTTGAGCGGTGAAGCGCTCCCAACGCTAGCAATAGCGTGGACGAGATGGGGAGCCGCGGGCGATAAGGCCGCCATAACGCGCACGTTGTCGCATGGAAAAATCGCTGGGGTGCCGGTTATACCCCTCCGAATGAGACTCAACAAGCTGGAGCTAGACTACCAGCCACCACACCACCAAAGCTAACTGACAGGAGAATCCAGATGGATGCACAAACACGCCGCCGCGAACGTCGCGCAGAGAAACAGGCTCAATGGAAAGCAGCAAATCCCCTGTTGGTTGGGGTAAGCGCAAAACCAGTTAACCGCCCTATTCTCTCGCTGAATCGCAAACCGAAATCACGAGTAGAAAGCGCACTGAATCCGATAGACCTTACGGTGCTGGCTGAATACCACGAACAGATTGAAAGCAACCTGCAACGTATTGAGCGCAAGAATCAGCGCACATGGTACAGCAAGCCACGCAGTGAAATGGGGGTGACTTGTGTTGGTCGCCAGAAAATGAAATTAGGCAGTAAGCTACTGTATGAGGGGTGAGATATGCATAAATGTCAGTTCTGTGGATACATGTTTGAATCAAATGAAATGCAACGTATTTCGTTAAACCTTATCGGTAGGCCATACAACATTTGCCTAGGATGTAGCGAGAAATACAAAAACAAAGACATGTGGGACGACAATAAAAACGATATCGACTGGAATAAAGTGCCATGTATTGATGATAGTTAAAAATAATTATGCCGCATAGTCGGCCTTCTTTTGGCATAAACAACAGAGGTGGATATGAAAGAGTTTAAGGGTACGCCTGGTAAATGGAAGTACACGGTTAGAAACGTCAACGAGATGATGACTACGTTCCATGGTGTGACGATTGGTGACACATACATTGAAGCAGCAACAAGAAATGAAAGGGAGGATGCGCTACTGATAGCAGCAGCTCCTGATTTGCTTGAAGCACTGCAAGAGCTTGTCTTCCTTTACGAGCATGACGAAGGGTGCAGAGAGTTAACCGAATACAAACGAGCCAAGGCAGCCATCAGCAAGGCCCTGGGGGAAGAATGATGAATAAGAAATACATTGTTGAAGTTATAGAGCGAGAAACGAAAGAAGTAATTAAACATTTCGAATTTGATAATTATAGAAAAGCTGACCGCGTAGAAGAGGGATTGTTGCGACAAAGTAATCTCGAAAAATTTGATGTTGTCATGCGATGCGAATAAGCACCTATAGCAGATTTGCGAGTCTGCTATGTGAGCAATGTCGCTCGTAACTAAACAGGAGCCGACTTGTTCTGATTATTGGAAATCTTCTTTGCCCTCCAGTGTGAGGGCCTTTTTATATGCATACCAATAACGCTTCACTCGAGGCGTTTTCGTTATGCAATCAAACAGAAGGAGCATCCTATGCAACAGTTCGCTATTGCAGGGGCGGCATCGGTTCGCCCTTTCAACCCGATTTTATCGGTACAGCATTCACGAAAAAACATTCTAACCGGAGCAGACTTTAAACAACCAAGAATGAAAAGTTTGCTCGAAAAGCTTTGGGATATTTTGAAACAACAAGGCCGTCCATGAGTTTTACAGATAACTGGTCAGACGAAGAATTCATTCGTCAGATGAAAGAATTAATCGGTAACGAAGGAGATATTCATGTCACTTGCAACCACAGTGAAGGAGAGCAAGTTACAGAGACGCATGTACACGCAGCAGGCGTTAATGTATCGCCAGAAGGGAGATCGTGAAGGTGTTCGCGTATTTTTAAATGCGGCAAAGACTGAAGTATTAAATCAGCGTTATTTCATTGGGCCGTGTCCATTCTGAGGTGAATTATGGATTTGAACAAATTCGATGAGCCATTCAGCCCTGAAGATATCGAATGGCGAATACAGCAAAGCGGTAAAACACGCGATGGCAAGGTGTGGGCTATGGTGCTGGCTTATGTCACGAACCGGGCAATCATGAAACGCCTGGACGATGTTTGCGGCAAAGCAGGATGGCGCAATGAATACCGCGATATTCCCAACAACGGCGGAGTTGAATGCGGCATATCAATCAAGATTGATTCAGAATGGGTAACCAAATGGGATGCTGCTGAAAACACGCAGGTAGAAGCCGTCAAAGGTGGTCGTTCCGGCGCAATGAAGCGCGCTGCCGTTCAATGGGGAATCGGTCGGTATCTGTATAACCTTGAGGAAGGTTTCGCACAAACATCTCTCGATAAAAAGCAGGGATGGCACAGGGCAAAACTGAAGGATGGAACAGGATTTTACTGGTCCCCTCCATCGCTGCCGAGATGGGCAATCCCAGCATCAGATAACAAACCATCACCAGAAAATACCAACCAGAAATCTCCATCGGTTGACTGCGAACAAATCCTGAAAGACTTCAGCGATTATGCGTCAACAGAAACTGACAAGAAAAAACTCATCGAGCGTTATCAGCGTGACTGGCAATTAATGGCTGGCAACGAGGAGGCGCAGGCTAAATGCGTTCAGGTAATGAACATCAGAGTTAACGAACTAAAACAGGCGGCATAAATGGCAAGCAGAGGTGTAAATAAGGTGATCATTATTGGTCGCCTTGGGCATGATCCAGAAATCAGATATTCACCATCAGGAACGGCATTTGCAAACCTTACAGTTGCTACGTCAGAACAATGGCGTGATAAGCAAACTGGAGAGCAAAAGGAGCAGACGGAGTGGCACCGCGTGGTAATGAGCGGGAAACTGGCAGAAATTGCCAGCGAATATCTGCGAAAAGGCTCTGAGGTTTATCTTGAAGGAAAATTGCGGACAAGAAAATGGCAGGATCAAAGCGGACAGGATCGGTTCACTACCGAAGTCATCGTGGGCGTTGGTGGAACCATGCAAATGCTTGGTGGCAAGCAAGGAGGCAATGAACAGTCTTCACCTCAGCGAAATAGCGGTCAGCAACAAAGACAGCAACCTCAGCAGCAGGGGGATCACAGCGAACCACCTATGAACTTCGACGATTCGGATATTCCGTTCTAGGAGCTGAATATGAAAATCTGCTCAAGATGCCATCAACAGAAGGAAGAAAGGGACTTTCAAATCAGAAGAGCATCCAGAGATGGATTAACTGCCGCTTGCCGGGCTTGCCTGGCTGAATACGACAAAGAACGCGCTGGATTGCCACATCGAGTATCAGCAAGGAGAGAATATCAATCATCGGAACGCGGAAGAGAACGGTGTAACGCAGCCAAAAATCGGTTCATTCAGAGCAACCCATGGAAAAGAAAAGCCCACATCATTGTGGGTAATTTTTTGCGCGACGGTAAGCTAATCCGACCACCACAATGTGAGTGCTGCGGATCAGAATGTAAACCACAGGCGCACCACTGCGACTACAGTAAACCAACCGATGTGATGTGGCTCTGCAAGTCATGTCATGTCGAGTGGCACAAACATAACAAACCTATCTACCCAGACGAGGAGCCAGTAACTCTCCCCTTCCCTCGTCACGCTATTCACGCAATTTAATCAGGAGAAAATCATGCCAGCGCCTCTGTATGGTGCGGATGACCCGCGCAACTGCTCCGGTAGCTCCAAGGCGGAGGTGCTGGAAAATATCAAAAACAATTTCGACACGTTTATCGATCTGCCACCAGAAACAAAAGCAGAACGGATGTACCGACGCGATATACAACTCGCGTTAAAAGATGAGAAGGACCGAACAAACGAAACAGCAATGAGACCGTTGCGAAAAGCGACAATAGACAAATTCCCTGAATATATCGACCCGCGCCTGCGTAATTACCGCTCACGCTATGGCGCTATCAGTAATGACTGAGGAATTTACCATGAGAGGACTTGCATACAATCCCGGCATTCTTCCGGCAGAAATGATTATTCGCCAACGCGTAAAGCCAATGCCATCGAGAGAGGAATTGCTTAAGAGAAAGAGTTTCGGTTCTGTTAATGACAACAAATATCTGAATGCTATGTGGCGGAGTGGGAAGAAATGAAACAAATGACACTAATTGAGATGGATGGCTTTCTGAAAGGTAAATGCATCCCACGAGATTTAAAGGTTAACGAAACAAACGCTGAATATCTGGTGCGTAAATTTGCTGAACTTGAATCAAAGCTGGAAACGGCGTTGCGTGAGTTTCGTTCTGCTGGAATCACGATTGATAACCTTGAGGCCAAGTGCACTGCGCTGGCAGCGGAGAATGCGGGGATGAAGTCGGTCATTGAATACTGCATTAATCCCGACAATCAGCCTGAATACCATGACCATGGCATGGGATGTGGAGTTGAAGACCACGGCTACCAGCGCGACGGCTATTCGGCTTGTTACTACGGATGGGAGTCGGCAATGGAACGCGTCTACTCAGAGGTTATTCCAGACGCCATTCCAGAAACCCCAGCCACCGATGCTTTTCTGGCTGAAGTGCGTGCGCAGGGTGTGGATTCAGCGATTAACACAGTCATTGCGATGATGAACCATCAGCATCCTGTCACATCGAAGGCAATCGACATAATGCGCGTCCATGCCTACCAAATTCGCAAAGGAGTGCAGTCATGAGAAAATCATACATCGTTATTCAGCAGTACTGGTGGTGCAACGAGAAAGGCCATGGAGTTGAATACACGACAGACGGCGTTGACTTCGATAAGCGCGATAAGGCAATCAAGCATGGTCTGAAAACACAAGGTAGTGATGATTTCAACATCGGCGTTATCGAAGGCGGTAAGCTTGTTTCCTTCGACTGGATGAATGAGCCAGTGGGTGAAAGTGCAGAGACACTTGCTGAAATTGCAGAAGCCATCGGTTACGAAGGAACCGCCCAATGAGCAACATCGACAAACAGGCGTTAAATCAAGAAAAAATTGAATGGCTCAATAAATTAGCTGATATGGAGTATTGCAAAAGCAATCCTGGGCATTGGCTGATGAGCTTGAAGGATACAAACATGCTTGCGAAATTGGCTCTGCGCTCAGCGGAGCTGCTTTCTGAACTGGAAACCGCAGAGAAGCGAATCGCTGAACTGGAAGCGAAGCTCGATAGCGCAGATAAATTGCAAGATAGCGCATTTCGTCATGGTCTTCAGCATGGCTTCAGTTTAGGTCAAACGGATAATCAGGCTGGATTTGAAGAGTGCTTATCTGCCTATGGCACCGGTAAAGGAGAGTGAATGTGAAAAATTATCTCAGCAATTTAGCCAGCATGCTTCAGGGGATTGCAGGTGTCATTTCAGACGGCGAGCGGGTGCAGAAAGAGTGCCCTGCGCACTTAAAGTCAGCACTACTCGAGGCTTCTCACGCGCTAGATGGTCAATCGGTCAGGGTCAATTATCCGCCTAATGGAAAGCCTGAAATTGTTAATGCCCGCGGACACCATCGACCGCTTACCTTCCGGGAACGAGTGGCAATCCGCTTACTTGGTGGCAGGACGGAGATTCGCCCATGAGCACTATTACCAAAGAACTGGCAAAGCTGTTCAGAAAAATTACGAATTCTGAAATTGATGCTGAGGGTAACGCTCATGTTGTTTTATCTCCTGCTGATAGCCTCCTGATTAATAATGCGCGTATAGCACTGGCATCGCTCGAAGCAGAGCCTGTGGCGTATATGGTTGGCACGCAACTTCTGGAAAACATGACACAGGCGATTGCGTACAAAGCGGATACAGCCTTGCAAATTAAGCCGCTTTACACCGCCCCGTCAGCGCCGGTATCTGTTCCTGATTTGAAACCAGTTGGCTTTTTATTCGTGTCCGATGATGGCGCAGTTGCTTATTCTCCTGCTGGCTGCCCCATGAAAGGATTTAATCTAATCGGTCCGATTTACGGTGATGTGAACGCCTGCCGCGCCGCCATGCTTCAGTCCGATGGTACCCTCACCAATGAAGGTACCATGCAGTTGTCCGGTAATTCCGAACAAATCGAACCCGTAAGTAATCGTGATGAGTTGCCGTTGGACTATCTGCAAGGTCACAAAGACGGCCTTGAATGGGCGGCGCAACTGGCAGAGGCCAATCATCCGCAAACAGGTGACTGGTTATACGACGACCCAATCGATCTTGCCAGGGCGATTCGCAAAGGTCCGGATATGCCTACTGTTCAGGGTGGCAACTCTCCGGTAACTCCGGATGGTTGGATAAGCTGTAGTGAGCGAATGCCTGAAAAGGGCCAGAACGTGCTTATTTCGGTGAATTTCGATAGCTCTCTGGTTGACCGCTAATATGCTCCGCACGCTATACCGGAAGCACCTTTCGGCGCGGAGATGCAACGATTAAGCCGGGTAATGGTATTGAGCAAGCAACTCACTGGATGCCGCTACCAGAACCTCCGCTGGAGGCGAAGTAATGGAAAATGAAAGCGACAACGTCATCTCTCTGGTGCAGCCAAAGCGCAATGAAGAGAAACTGCTGAACATCACTGTAACTGACAGAAAAAACTACATACAACATAGCTGTAAGCATCGGGCTATCGAGGTTTGTGAAACTGATCGCGTTGTTCGTTGCACAAAGTGCGGCTGCGTTATTGACCCCTTCGAGCACATCCTGCAGGTAGCTACTGATGGTGAGCATATCGTCACTGAGATTGAGCAACTCCATCGTCGCCGTGATGAGTTGCGCGAGTCTGTAGCCAACCTTGAGCGCGAAGAAAAGAACACCAAAGCACGGTTGCGAGCAGCAAGGACTGCAATACTGTATGCGGAAAATGACCTTAAAAATATTGAGCAGGAGGTTAACCATGGCTAACCTGCAACTTGCCGTCAAAGGTGAATACTTCGATGCCATCATTCGCGGAGAGAAAACGGAAGAGTATCGCCTGTGTAATGACTACTGGAATAAGCGAATTATGTTCAGGGAGTATGACCGCCTGATTATCACAAAGGGATATCCGAAGCGCGACGATTCCAGCCGCAGAATTGATGTTCCGTATGACGGATATGAAATCAAGACAATCACACATCCGCACTTCGGCGATAAACCGGTAAAGGTGTTCGCGATAAAGGTGAATATCGGCAATGAATAACAATCCTCGCACTCGCGGGGATTTCTTTTATCTGAACTCGCTACGGCGAGTTTTGCTTTATGGAGATGATAAATGCACTTTCGAGTCACAGGTGAATGGAATGGAGAACCATTCAACAGGGTTATCGAAGCAGAGGACTTCAACGACTGCTATGACCACTGGATGATATGGGCGCAGATAGCAC